GGAGAGCGTGGAATTTATAGCATCCTATCTAAATGACACGGACCCGGAAGGGTTGAAAATATTGGCACGGAATTTCGACGGCATTATCGAGGCATTCAAGGCGAAGCACAATGCGCAAACGACCTGAAATAACGGAAAACCGCTTTGACCAGTGGGCCGAGCAGCTTAAGGGCTGGATCGAGGAATCCGTTTCGCCTTTCGTCGACGATACGCCGGAAAAGCAGCAGGCGCGCAAAGAGCGTGGAAAATGCGATCTGCTTTATTTCTGCGAGACTTACCTGCCCCATTACTTCACCGCCGAGTTCGGCGATTTCCACCAGGAGTGGGAAAACCTCACGGAGATCCGCGACGAGTCCGTCTTCGTGGCTGCTCCCAGGGAGCATGCAAAATCGACATTCTTCACCTTCGGCGTCCCGATCAGAAATATCTGCTACGCCCTGCGCTGGTTTCAGATCGCCATATCCGACACCAATGACCAGGCAAAGGGATTCACGTTGCCGATCCGCCTGGAGTTGGAAGAAAACCCGCGGATTCGTCACGATTTCGGCGATCTCATCGGCAAGCCCTGGAAGGCAAACGATTTCACGACGGCGAATGGAGTGCGGACACTAGCCCGCGGTCGGGGAGAGAAGGTCCGGGGTCTGAAGAACCGCCAGTACCGCCCCGACTTCGCCGTCGTAGACGACTTCGAAAACGACGAGAACGTGGAGAACCCGAAGCTCGTCACGGCTGGCATCCGCTGGCTGAAACGGGCCGTCATCGGCTCGATGGGCAAGGGTTACACGTTTCTGATGGTTGGCAACCTCTTTCACCCGAAGAGCGTCCTGTCGCAGTTTATCGCCGAGAAGGACGAGGACGGTGAGCCGCTTTACGTCAGCCGCGTCTATCGCGCCTGGATCGATTACGGCAAAGCCGATCAACGGCCCCTATGGCCCGCGCTCTGGTCGGCCGAACGCCTGGAGAAAAAGCGCCGCCAGATGGGCTCCGTCGATTTCAACGCGGAAATGATGAACCTGACCGGCGCGGACGGCTCGCCCTTCCCGGAGGAATGGTTCAAATTCTATGAGCCGGAAGAACTTAACGGCCTGGAACTGATCACGGCGACCTTTACGGACCCGTCGGCAAAATCGGGTGAGGCCAACGATTTCAAGGCGGTCATTACCGTGGGATTGAACCGGCGGGCAATGATCTTCTATTGCCTCCATGCCTGGATACGGCACGCGTCGCCCGGCGAAATGTTCAAGGCTGCTTACGATCAACATGACGAATATCATGGCACCGTCGGCATTGAGGAGAACATGCTTCAGGATTTCCTTCACGAGGCGATTTTTAATTACGCGAAGGAAGTCGGCCGTTATCTCCCCTGGCAGCCGGTACAGCACAACACGAACAAAGAGGGCCGGATCATCGGCACGCTGAGCTACCTGGTCGAATACGGCAAGCTGAGATTCCGTAAGCATCATAGCGATCAGGACATCCTGGTCGAGCAGATGATCTATATCCTGAACAAAAACATCCATGACGACGGCCCGGACGCCCTGGAAGGAGCCGTAAGCATGCTCCAGAAAGGCGGCGGTGTGTTCGAGTTCCAGTCAACGGGCAGGCAGCACACAACCTCCGGAACAAGCATGATCAATTATTTGCGAGGCTAAAATGGCCGACGATACCAAGACCGAGAAGCCCATACTGCATGAAGTCGCCACCATTAGCAAAGACATCGATGTCTTTGCCGGTTATCTGACGCGGCTGGAAAACCCCGACCCTGTGCTGCGAACGGAGGCGGCCGGCAAAGGGCTCAAACTTTATGATGAGGTGGATCGCGACGCCCATGCAGGCAGCGTGTTGCAGACGCGCTACCTCGCCGTTGTGGGCAAGGAATGGGACATTATTCCAGCAGCATCGCAGAAAACGCCTGGCCGCCCCTCCGCAAACACCAGGGAAAAAGTTGTCGCCGATTTCGTTTCTTCCATTCTCGAAAACTGCAACTTCGACCGGGCTCGCGGCGAGCTGATGCAGGGGATACTTTACGGCTATTATGTCAACGAAGTCATCTGGAAGGTCAAAGATAACGCGCTTGCCATCGATAAAATGATAGGCAAACACCCTCGGCGATTCATATTCACGCCGGAACGGGAACTGCGCCTGCTTACCCTTCAAAGCATGATCGACGGGGAATCGCTGCCGCCACGGAAATTCATCGTCTTCGGCTTCGGCGATTCGGATAATCCTTACGGCAAGGGGCTCGGGCGACGGCTCTGGTGGCCGGTCTGGTTCAAAAAACACGGCATCCGATACTGGTCCGTATTCCTGGAAAAATTCGGCATGCCCACCGCGGTCGGAAAATATCCGATGGGAGCTACTCCCGAACAGAAAAAGACCCTCCTCGAAGCATTGGACGCGATCCAGTCGGAGACGGGCATCACCATGCCGGACGACATGGCGGTCGAGTTCCTGGAGGCAAAACGCGCCGGAACGGTCACGCATGAAAACTTTGAAGAGTATATGGATCGCCAGATCAGCAAAGCCGTTCTGGGACAGACCGCTACCACGGAAGGAACGGCCGGAAAACTAGGCAACGAGAAAGCGCAGGAAGAAGTCCGGCAGGATATCCTGGAGGCCGACGCGGATCTCCTGGACGGATGCCTCAATGAAACGCTGGTCAAGTGGATCGTGGATTACAATTTTCCCGGCGTGACTGACTACCCAAAGATCAAGACGTTTGCCGCACAGAAGCCCGACCTTGGAAAGCAAAGCGAGATCGATGAGCGCAACGTCAAGTCCGGCGTGAAGATACCGATGCGCTATTTCTATGAGACATACGGCTATCCGGTCCCGGAGGGCAACGAGGAAATCGCGGTCGCGCAGGCGGCAACCGCGAAGGCACCCGCAGGCAGCAAGCCGGAATTTGCGGAGCCCGGGGCGACCGACGAAGACAACGCCGATGCGATCGCCGCTCGCCTGGCCCAGGATGCCATGAAGACCACCGATGAAATTTATATGGCTCCGCTGAAGCGCCTCACGGAAAAGGCCCGGACCCTTGATGATCTGCGCGACAGCATCATCGATCTCTACGGGGAAATGGACCCGACCGACCTGGGGGTGCTTATCGCTCAGGCCATGACGCTGGCCGAAATGACGGGTCGTTTCGAGGTTGCCGACGAAACCGGCACCCTGCCGAAAAAAAAAAGCCCGAATTCGCTGAGAAGGTGAATCCGGAGCTGACATTGGCTTTTAACCTGCCCTTCAAGGAGCAGGAAACGTTCTTTCAAAACAAGCTGAACATCCCCACGCGAAGGTGGGACGATCTCTGGAAGGATCAGCACGCCAAGGGCTTTATGGTCGCCGGGGCATACAAGGCGGAGTTGCTCGCGGATTTCAGGGGTGCCGTGGGCACGGCCATCTCCCAGGGACGAACCCTGGAAGAGTTCCGGAACGATTTCGATGCGATCGTGGCAAAGCACGGCTGGAGTTACAAAGGGTCGCGCAACTGGCGGAGCGAGGTGATCTACTCGACCAACATCCGGACGTCGTATGCAGCCGGGAGATGGTCGCAGCTTAACGATCCGGACGTCAAAAAGGCGTATGGCTACCTGGAGTACCGGCACGGTGACAGCGTCCGTCCCCGGCCGCATCACCTGGCCTGGAACGGCATAACGCTCCCCATCGATGATCCGTGGTGGGATACGCATTATGTGCCGAATGGTTGGGGCTGCAAATGCAGAATCATCGCGGCCACTAAGCGGGACTACCGTAAAGCGGCGGACAAAGGCAGAGGGGAAGCGCCGCCGTCGCCGATCGACCCCAAAACGGGCGCGCCAGTCGGCATCGACAAGGGCTGGGACTATAACGTCGGCAAGGCGGCGGGCGAATCCTACAAGGCGCTGGCCGACAAATTTGAAACGTTGCCGAACGACATAGCCCGGAAATGGATGGCGTCCACGGTGAAAGAGCCTGCATTCACACAATTTATCGCGGGAGGGATCAAGGGCGAATTCCCGGTGGCGGTAATGGATGCCACAACGATGAAGGCTATCGGCACGAAGGCGCAGACCGTATGGCTGTCGCATGAAACGCTGGCCAAGAATGTCGAGAGTCACCCGGAAATCGGACTGCCGGAATATCGGACGATTCCCGACATTGTCGATAATGGCGAGATTTACCTCCAGGGAGAAAGCCGGATCATTTATCTCCGGCGTAAAGGAAAGCTCTACCGGGCGGCATTGAAACGAACGAAGGACGGAAGCGACAATTACTTCCTGACGCTGTTCGAAACGACTGACAAGGCGGCGCAAAGGGGAGTGAAAGACAAATATGAAAGGGTTCGTTAGTGGCTCCGGTTTGGCATTGTCCCCGGTAGCGCTCATCATCAGGTTGCCCTGATGGCGTCGGCAGCCTGCCGATCAGCCGTAACGAACCCTAGTCGAAATTAATATCGACACAAAGAGGCTAGAAGTCAAGGGAAATATGCGGATAACGATAAAAGTCAACGACGCAGAAATCATAAAGGCCCTGGGGCGCATCGAACGCAAGACGGGCAACCCGTCGGGCGCGCTGAAGATCCTAGGGGAACGGATGCTCCGGCACACCGAGGATCGCTTCGCCCGCCAGCAGGACCCGGCGGGGAGGCCCTGGAAGCAGCTCCGGCCGTCCACTCGGGCGCAAAAGCGCAACCCGAGGATACTCGATGAAAAAGGGCATTTGCGAGGGTCGATCCGGTATCAGGTCGACGGTAACGTCCTGCGTGTGGGAACGAATGTGCCTTACGGCCCTGTTCATCAACTCGGCGGGAAAGCCCATATCATCAAACCCAAAAGAAAGAAGGCGCTGGCCTGGCCAGGGGCGAAGCATCCTGTGAAAAAAGTCCGGCATCCCGGTGTTCCGGCGCGGCCGTTCCTGGGTATCGGACCGGAAGACAAGAAGGATATTCTTGAGGTTTTGGAAGACTATCTGAAGGAGGACTAACATGACCGAATCCAAAGGCTTTGACAACTGGATACCCATTTTCCGGGGAGGAAAACAGATTGACAGCATGGGCCGGGAGCAGGACGGCACGGCGCTGATCGACAAGGCCGTCGCAAATTTCAACGCTGCCGCCCATGAGCCGCCCGCAGTGATCGGGCACCCGCAGCTCAACACCCCGGCTTACGGCTGGGTGGCCGGCCTCAAAAAGCAGGGCGATCTGCTGATGGCCAAATTTAAGCAGGTGGAACCGGCTTTTGCCGACATGGTGCGGAACGGATTATTCAAAAAGAGGTCCGCCGCGTTTTACCCGGACGGCACGCTTCGCCATGTCGGCTTCCTGGGGGCGACGCCGCCGGCGGTCAAAGGGCTTCCGGACGTGGCGTTTGCCGAAGGCGGCACCGTGACGTTCGAGTTCTCGGACCGGGAGCCCTGGTATTCGATCGGCGATATCGTCAGGAGAATCAGGGACCATTTCATCGAGAAGGAAGGGTTGGAAAAGGCCGACCAGATCGTCCCGAACTGGCAGGTTGAAAATATACAGGCCGCATCCCAGGCGGCGGAGAATGAAACAGCATCTATTTATCAGGAAACGGAGGATAAAAACATGGAATTTAAGGAATTGGTTCAAAAGTTGAAAGACCTGCTCGCCAGTGCCGGCGCGGCTCCGGCGGCGGGCGGAACCTTCTCCGAGGCCGACCTGTCGGCTGCTGCGAAAAAGGCGGCCGATGAAGCCAGGAAGGAGGAACGGGAAAAGGCGGCTACGGAGTTCGCCGAAAAGGACCGGGTCGCGCGCCAGGATGCCCGCAAAAAAGAGATCGGCGCATGGTGCGAGTCAATGGTCAAGCAGGGCCGGTTGACGCCTGCAATGGTCAAATTCGGCGTCCCCGAGATGCTCCTGGCGTTCGCTGAGAAGGAAGATGTCATTGAATTCGGCGAAACGAAAGAGAAGGCCACTCTTTTTGAACGCTTCAAGACGCTCTGGGAAAAGGAAATTCCGTTGGTCGTTACGTTCGGCGAAGTGGCGACGCGCGGCAAGGATGCCGTCGGCCAGGGGGCGGCGGGCGAAAAAGTGGAAGCCCTGATCCGGGAGAAGAGGAAAGCCAATAAGGACATTGGCTATGCCGCGGCATTCGCCGAGGTGCAGCAGGAGAATCCCGACCTGGCGCGTGAATATCAGCAGGAAATCGGCGGGTAATCCCCGAACAACGAAAGGAGAATCAAATGGCTACAGAAAACCCTGTGTTGAAACTGTCGGCCCCGGCTATCGAAGACCTGACGAATGACCGTTACCGCTTCATCGTCCTGACTTCGACAGGCGTGCGGCGGCCCAATAACGAGACGGAGGCCCTCTTCGGCATCCTGCAAAATGCTCCGGCCCTGGGAGAGGCAGCGGAAATCACGGTCCTCGGAACGTCGAAACTGGAAATGAATGCCGCTGTTGCCGTCAATACCTTCGTGAAGGCCGAATTTGTCAGCGAAAGCGATGCGGGAAAAGGCAAGACAGCGGCCGCGGCTTTGGCCTATGCCCGCGCCGTCGTCATCGCGCCGGCCGATGCGGAAGACGATCTCGCCGAGGTGTTGCTGATTGGCCAGGTCCCCGGTATCACGCAGACCGGTTGGTTTCAGACGACCGTTACGACAGACGCCACGGCAGGCGCAAAGACCTATTCTGCGGCGGAGCTGATCGGCGGGATCATTCTTCGCGATCCCGCGGGCGGCGCACGCAACGACGTCTCCCCGACAGCGGCCCAGATCGTGGCCGGTTTTGCCGGCGGCGTGGTCGGGTCGAGCTTCGAGTTTACAATCAGAAACACCGCCGATGCGGCGGAAACGATAACATTGACGGCCGGTGCAGGTGTCACGCTTTTGGGAACCATGACCATCGCTCAGAACAATAGCAAGCGGTTCCTTTGCCGCCTGGACAATGTAGGTTCCGGAACGGAAGCGGTTACTATTTACAGCCTGGGAACCGCCGTTCATTAAAATCGAAAACGGTGCCGGAACCAAGGATTCCCGGCGCCGTCTAATCCAATAAAATGGAGGCTAAAAAATGACCACACCGAATGTCAAAGAACAGATCGTCTCGGGACCGCTGCAAAATATATCCATCCAATTTAAGAACGAGGAATACATTGCAGACAGCGTTTTTCCGATTTTGGACGGTGCCGACCCCAAGGCCAAGATTACCATTTACCAGGCGGCAGACTGGTTCCGTGACGAGGCGGCGATCCGCGCCGCCGGAACAAGGGCCAAGCGTGGCGGGTATAAGCTGGAGGACAAGTCGTTTTCGACGGCGGAATATGCCTTCGCGAAAGAAGTAACCGACGAAGACCGCCGCTTCGCTAAGTTGAAGAATGCTCCCCCTCTCCAGCCCGACCAGGATGCCATAGAATTCGCGTCCGACAAAGTGGACCTGAAAAAGGAAATCCGTGTGGCGGCTCTTGTTACGGGCAGCACATGGGCAGACGGAAATGTCAACGGCGAAGACGCGGAAGGGCTTTGGAGTCCCCCGGGATCTACCAACACCTTTCTGGCGGATATCACAAAAGGGATCAAGACCATCAAGTCAAAAACAGGCAAGAAAGCCAATGTCCTTGTCCTGGACGAAGCGACGTACCTCGCACTGAAAGAATGTGAGGCCATCCTGGACAAAATCAAATATACCCAGCGGGGCGTCATGACCAAAGACCTTTTGGCCGCGCTGCTGGGGCTGGATGAGGTTCTCGTCGGCGGGTCGATCAAGAACACCTCCAAGGAAACCAAGGCCGGCACGGAATTCACCGGCGTCAATATCTGGGAGGTCAATGCCGGGAAAGGCATGGGTTTCCTGTTCCACCGCCCGAAAAAGATGGGGCTTAAAGTGGCGATGGCGGGCGTGCAGGTACGCCTGGCCTACGAGGATGGCCAGCCGAGGCGGATCACGACCTGGCGGGAAGCGGCTGAACATCAGGATGTCTATGAAGCGGCCGAAGAAACGGATATCGTGCTCGTCCATGCCGCCCTCGGCTATCTCTTCAAAGACACTTATGCAACATGATATTGATTCTCGCTGTTCTCCCCGTCGAGGGGCAGGGCAGCGATGACGGAAAGGAAAACGCCATGTATTGCACCCTCGATGACCTCAAAAAGATCGTCCCCGCGCAGGACCTGATCCAGTTGACGGACGATCATATACCGCCGTCGGCAATCGTCACGGCCAACGTGGACAAGGCGATTGCCGACGCCGGCGAACTCATCGACGGCTATCTACGCGACCGCTACACGCTGCCCCTTTCGCCCCTGCCCGGCCTGATCGGCACGATGGCCGCCGACATTGCCGTCTACCGGCTCTATGCGCGGCGGGCGTCGATCACGCCGCCGGAAGGCGTTGCGGAAAGATATAAAGACGCCAAGGCGAACCTGAAATTGATCCAGGAGGGCAAGATCACCCTGGGGGCCGGAGCGGTCACGACGCCGGAAAGCTCGGCGAACGCCGTTTCCATGAGTTCGGCGGACCGGGTATTCACCCGCGACACAATGAGGGGTTTCTGATGATCAGCGAACTCGAAGAGGCCGTTGCCGAGCAAATCACGGAGAAACTGACCGCCGCCGTCAGCCGGGTCGATGTCGAACGGGGCATTCCGGCGCTATCCCTGCCAGACGTCCAGGTCAGCATCGAGGAGGGCGACTTCGGCAAGGTCGCGAGCGATACCTTCGAGCAGAAGGCCACAATTTATGTCGATATCGTGTTCCGGGAATTGTCGAGCGATCAACAGCGGCGAAAGGGGATCAATATCATCCTGGAGGGCATCGTTCGGAGCCTGATGCTGCAAAAGCTGGGGCTCAAGCTCCAGCAACCGATTCACCCGAAGAATTACCGGAACGTCACGACAGCAGAGGATCACGGCGAAGGGAAGATGACATATACGCTGACCTTCACGGCATCCTGGAACATTACGAAACTTGACGACGAGGCCGCGGCGGATCTCCTGACCGTCGGCCTGGGCTATTACCTCAACCCGGTGTCGGATACGCTCGCCGTAACCGATACCGTAACATTGCGGGAGGAATTATGAAAGTAACGTCGGCACCGGGCACGCGCTGCCCGAAGGAAGGCCGGCCGCGGGAATATATCGCCGACGATAAAGCGGCGGATGTCCCCGATACGGCTTATTACACGCGCCTGGTTGCGGAGGGCTCGCTCGTTCTCGTTCCGGAGCAGGCCCCCGCCGACGAGGCGAAACCCAAAAGAGGAGGTGACAAGTAATGGCCTCGAAAAACATTTCCTTCGATTCGATTCCGAGCAGCATTCGCAAGCCCGGAAAGTATATCGAATTCAACACCAAGACCGCCGTCCGGGCGCTGCCCGCCAACAATCAGCGGGTTTTGATCGTCGCCCAGCGCCTGGCTGCCGGGACGGTCGCCGCCCTCACGCCGACAACCGTCTTTTCGGACGCGGAAGCGGGCAAGTATTTCGGCTCCGGCTCCATCGCGCAGCTCATGGTGCGGGCCGCCATCAAGGCCTATGCCTACCTCGACCTGACCGTCTGCGCCCTGGACGATTCCGCCAGCACGCCCGTCAAGCGCGTGGAAACGCTGACGCTCACCGGCCCGGCGACGTCGACGGGAACGCTCACGCTCTATATCGGCAATGTCCGGGTGCAGGTCGGCATCAATACCTCGGATACGGCGGTGGCCATCGCGACGGCCCTGGCCGCGGCCCTGGCGAACCTCCCGGACCTGCCGTTCACCGCTGCCCAGGGCACGACGCCGAACGACCACAAGATCACGTTCACGGCGAAGAACGCAGGCACCGTGGCCAACCAGGTCGATTTCGCCTGCGAGATCACGGCGGCGAGCGTAACGGGTACTCTGGCGCAGACCACGGCCGGGTCCGTCGACCCCGACGTCTCCACGGCCCTGGCGGCGGTATTCGCCGAGGAGTACAACATCGTCGTCACGCCGTTCAACGATTCCACATCCCTGACGGCGCTCAAGACGCACCTGGACAGCGTGAGCGGCCCGATGGAGCAGCGGCCCGGCATCGGCGTTTATGGCTACGACGGCCTGCTGGCAAGCTGCACGACGCTGTCCGCCGGCGTCAATTCCGGCCGTATCGACTGTGCCTATCTACGCGGCACACGGTCCCCGGCCTATGAGGTCGCCGCGGCCTTCGGAGCGGTGATGGCGAGCGCGAGCGAGGAAGACCCGGCGCGTCCGCTCAATACCCTGGCTTTGACCGGCATCGCGGCCCCGGCCATTGCGGACAGGCTGTCCCGGACCGAGCAGGAGAACCTGCTTTACAACGGCGTCACGCCCCTGGAAGTGGGGCCGGGAGAGGTCGTGGAGATCGTCCGGGCCGTCTCCACCTACATCCACGACGCCCAGGGAATTGACGACCCGTCGCTCCTGGACATCACCACAATCAGGACGCTCGATTACGTCCGCAAAGCCGTCCGGGAGCGCATCGCCCTGCGCTTCCCGCGCGAGAAATTGTCGTCCAGGACGCCGGCTGCCGTCCGCGATCAGATCATTGACGTCCTGGACCGGCTCGAAGACCTGGAGATAGTGGAAGAGGTCGACGCCAATGCGGACGGCGTTGTCGTGGAACGGGACGAGCAGGACGTGAACCGGCTCAACGCTAAAATCCCGGTGGATGTCGTCAACGGCCTGCATGTCTTCGCCGGCCGCATCGACCTGCTGCTGTAATAACCAAATGAAAGGAGGCTGTCATGGCCGAGGAATACGTATCTCAGGTTCTGCTTGAGATCGACGGCAAAAAGATCACCGATTTCAAATCGGTTGAGGAAAAAGAGTACGAGCTGCATAAGGCGGTAAATCTCATGAACACGACGGGCCATATCTCTACGATGTCCCGTCATGGGGTGTCGTTGGAGTATGCCATTCCCAAGGATGGAACTGAGTTCGATTTCGATACCGTCAAGGGCGGCAAGATCGTCATCGATTACAACAACGGCAAGCGCGTCACCTATAGCGGCGTCTATGTCCTGAAGATCGGGGCGGCCAAGCACGACGGCGACAAGGAAAGCACGCGGAACATCGATTTCTCCGCGAAGACCAGAAAGTGAGGCCCGCTATGATATTGACGGAAAAAGGAACGCTGCCCGTCGGCGTGGAATATGACGGAAAAACGCACCGGGAGTTTGAGCTGCGCCCGCAGAAAGTGTCGGATTCGATTGACGCCCTGGACGAAGACGAACGGGCGCGGAAAAACGAAAGCTATATGGGTGTGGTCGTCGTATCCAAGCAGCTCGTCAAGCTGGGGACTGTCCCGAAAGAGGCGATCACCCCGGAGATGGTGATGGATATGTGCGATGTCGACATGGAAGAAATCAACGGCGCGTTGAAGAGGTTGCAAACGAAGCTCCGCACCTTTCGAGGCCCGGGTCCGACCTTACCGGAAGCTGATTCTGGCGATGATAAAGCTGGGATTTAGCGCTCAGGAAGCAGCCGCCATGAACGACGCGGAAATTACAGGTTATCTCGAAGCATACGATGAAATCCTGAAGGGGCCGAAGGCCTCCAAGAAAGCCTACGTCATCGGGAAGAAACAACCGGTAAAGGCCAAAGCGGCCGGGCCGAGAACGCGAAGGTAGCATATGTCCGACGCCCTTAAAATAGCCATCCAGATCACGGCGATCGACATGCTGAGCGGTGTCGTGAAGCGGGTCCGGGATTCGGTGCTGAGCCTGGGCGGCGCGAGTAACCAGGTCAAAAAAGACTTTGACGATATGAACCGGCACATCACGGCCGGCCTGAAATCCGTCGCCGTCAGCGCTTATGCCCTGAACAAGGTGAAGCCGGGCGTCACGGTGGCCGGGGATCTCCAGGAGGCGATGATCGATGTCCGTCTGAACCTCATGGAATCCGGCAAAGCGGCAAAGGCCCTGGACGACGAGCTTGCGAAGGTCAGGAGCACGGCCATCGATGTTTCCAAGGTCGCCCCGTTTTCCGCGCAGGAAGTCGTCGGCATCGAGAATACCTTCCTCAAGGCGGGCCTCAGCTTGAAGGACGTCACGGCCCAGGGCGGCGCGGCATGGGCGGCCACGGCCCTGGCTACGATTTCCAAGGAAGCGCCTGCCGCGATTGCCGACGCGATGGTCACGATGGCGACGCCGTTCAATGTCAAGGGCGGCCAGTTCGGAGAGCTGGCCGACTGGATACAGAAGGTTGACGCGGCCAGCGTCACGACCATCCCGGAGCTGATGGAGGGCATGAAATATGTCGCCGGCACGGCCGCAGTGATGAAGGTATCGTGGCAGGATACGATCCGCGCCCTGGGCGTCGTCGCTCAATCCGGGCTTAGAGGCTCAATGGGCGGCACGGCGCTAAACGACTTCCTAATCAGGCTGAACGGGACGTCGCGCGAAACGCGCCGCATCATGAAGGAATTGAACGAATATCTGGCCGGCAAGGGCGGCAGCAAGGTGGAATTCTTCGACAAGGCCGGGAAATTGAAGCCCGTGACGACCATTATCAACGATTTGCGCCAGGCCATGAGCAAACTTAACGACCGGCAGAAGATGTTCGTCACGGAGAAGATATTCGGCGAACAAGGCGCGCGGGCGGCGCTGGCCCTGATTAAAGAAGGCGAAGGTTCATGGGAAAAGATCGGCGAGCAGATCAAAAACGCGGCGTCCATCCAGGATAAGATGAACGAGCGCCTCAAGGGCTTCAATGCCAACCTGAAAGCCCTGGGCGGGACGTCGAAGACGACCATCGCCACGCTCTTCGATCCGCTCCTTGCGCCGTTATCGAAAGTGGCCGCCTATCTCAACGATATCGTCGCCAATATCGGCAAGATCGCCGAGGAGCGGCCGACGGTGGCCAAGGCGGTGTCTTACGGTGCGGCAGGCATCGCGGCAGGAGCCGGCCTTTATGGCGCTTATCGCCTGATCCGGGGAGGATTTTCCGGATTGAGCGTTCTCAAAGGCCTGGGCGGAACGGCGGCAGGCATTGCGGGAGGGCTGGCCGTACAGGCGGCGACGGGCGTGACGCCCGTCTTTGTCACGAACTGGCCCGCCGGTGGAATCCCCACAGTAACAACCCCTACCGAAACCTTGAAGAAGATAGGAGGGAAAGCGATTCCTGCCCTTCGCTGGCTTGCATCGGGCACCGGCGCTCTGACGACCGGGCTCGCAGGCGCGGCGGTCGTTGGCGGCGGTACAGGGCTTTACTCGGCATATGATGCACTGACCGGCGGGAGCGGCAAGAACTGGATCAGCGAATCGCCTATCTGGAACGGATGGTACGGCGAAAAGATTTATGAGCTGTTAAATTCACAGCAAAAAGAAAAACCCGAAGTCAAGAACAATATCAATCTCAATATTAAAATCGACAAGGAAGGCCGTATATTCACTTATACGGACGATCTCTTTACCAAGACCGAGGTCAACCTGTATCGCGGGCCACTGGCCGTCCAATGAGGCAATAAATGGCTGACGAAGACAAAGCATACGACATCGGAGACCTCGACGGCATCGCCATCGAGATGGAGACGATCGACGACGGCTTCGAGAAGGCCATCGCCGAATACGATTATCCTTTTGCCGACGGTGTCGATACCGAGGATATGGGCCAAAAGGGACGCACTGTCCGGGTGCGTTGCTTCTTTTGGGACGACGCGGAGCAGTCCACGTATAGCAATCATATTACCCTGATCGACAACCTCAGTTCCAAGAGCCTGCATGAGTTCTCGCATCCCAAATATGGCCTGATGAAATGCAGGATCAAAACTGTCAGCGTGCGGCACAACGATATGACGCGGTATGCCGAAGTCGATCTTGCCATCCTGGAGCAAATGCGCGGCTCCATCGAGCCGACGATATTGCCGTCCATCGTATCGTCCCTGGAGGAAGCCTATGTCCAAGGCCAGGAGGAACAGCAGGACAAGCTCGCCGGCGACTTGAAGGGCGCGCTGCCGGCAGGCGACGCCGGATTTATTACGAAGGCCCTCTCCGACGCATCGAGCCTGGCCGCACAAGCCCAGGAATACACCGATAAGACCAGGTCCTTTGTGTCGTCCGTCGAGGGTTATATCTCCACGGCGGAGGCCGTGGTCGACCAGGTTACAAGCCCCGTCAATTCCCTCCAGGCGACCATCGATTATTCGCTGACGCTCCCGGGGCGGATACTCGGATCGATTGCCGGCGCAGTCGAAAAGGTCGCCCTGCTCTATGTATCGCTGAAAAATTATCCCTCCCGGTTTTTGGACAAACTGGACGATGCCTTTGACGACCTGGCCGACAGCTTTAAGGCATTCGGCGACGGCGATGCTTCCTCGACGGGATCGGTCGCGGAAGACGTCATGGCCGCACATCTTGAAATTGCCTGTGCCCAGCGGATGGCCCTGGAGGCTGCGTCCCTGTTTGATGCCGACGAAACAGCCTTCCGGGAGGGGACAGATACCGACTACCAGGTTATGAACATCCGCGAGCTGGAAACGGCCCTGGCGATCGTCAGGCGGCGGATCGAGACGGCCGTCGAGAAGGCCCGCGAGATGCAGAGCCTGAAAACGATGGCCGAAAGCCTGTTGATCCATGTCAACAAGGTGCGGCTGGAGCGGGAGAAGATGCTGGAGGTTGTCCTGGACAACCCGATGCCCTTGCACCTGGTCTGCCTCAAATATGGCCTGCCCTATACGGACGCCGAGCGGCTGCTGGCGGTCAATCGGCAGATACGGAACCCTAATTTTACGAGCGGGGAGGTAATGGTTTATGCCCGATAAAGTTCAACTTCGTTTTGGAAAGACCGTGGCGGACAATGTGGCGGAGAACTTCATCTCTTATTATATCGATGCGGATCTCTACGTAGCGGCGGACGCTTTCCATATAGAGTTATCCAACCCGGACGTCAAGATCGCGGCGGGCATGCGCTGCGAGCTATTGGTCAACAATCGGCTGGAACTGACAGGGATTGTCGACAGAACTCACCGAAGAGTCAACAAGAGCGGCGTTTCCCTGACCGTCGAGGGCCGCGACCTCATGGGCCTCCTCGTGGATTCGCATTGCGAAAAGCTCATGTCTGTCTCGGGAAAGAAGCTGGACGAACTAGCCGAGATTCTCCTGGAGAAGGTCCCTTTCATAAACAGGAAAAATATCATGTATCAGGAAAACGTTTCAGGCCGATTGCGAAAGAAAGCCAGAAAGAAGGGCGGATCGTTATTCTTCCTCGATGAACCTCAAAAAATCAGTCAGATTGAAGCTGGGATGACGGTCTTTGAAGTGCTAAGGCAGGTGGCCATGAGCCGGGGCATGCTTTTTTACGCCCTCCCCGACGGCACCTTTGTCTTCGGCCGGCCGATGGTTTCCGGAGAGCCGATCTATGCTATTCAGATCAAAAAAGACGGCATCGGCAACAACGTCATCGAGGCGGAGCATGTTGAAGATATCTCCAGGCGCTTTTCAAAAGTGATCGTCAAAGGGCAGCGGCAGGGGCACGATTCGGACGGCATGATGCCGGCGAAAAGGAACCCTGACGGCGTTGAAATAGATCACGAGTTCCCCTTTTACAAACCCTTCATGGCGAAAAATCATAATGATAGTATGAGTCCTCAAATGCATGCCCGTTTTATTATGGAAAAGCAAAGGAGGGACGGCATGCGCCTCACCTATAAAGTCGCCAGGCATAATCAAATCGGGAAAAATTGGGCGATCAATGAATTCAGCCGTGTCAAGGATGAGGTTAATGGTATCGATGGTGTCTATCTCATCTATGGCCGAACCTTTGAACTCAGCAAACGGGACGGGCCGACGACGACAGTCAGACTTGGTATGCCAGGAGTGATGGATTAAATATGAAATGGGGCATCATTAAATCTGTTTATGAAGGCGTCATCAAGAGGTTCTCCGCTGACGGATATGCCGGCGAAACCATCGAGGACCGCGAATATGTCGATCATTACGGCCTCACCTCGCGGCCGCTGCCCGGCGCGGAAGTCATTGTTATCAACGAGGGCAACAATTACGTCGCGATCGCGTCTGACGATCGACGCTATCGGATCGGCATCGAGGAGGGCGAGGTCTGCATCTACACGGACGAGGGCGACCATATCCGCCTCAAGCGCAACAAGGAAATCTATGTCAAGAGCGGCGGCAAAGTGACAATCGAGGCGGAGAGCGAAGTCACGATCGCGTGCCCCTCGATCAAGCTGGACGGGGACGTCGAAATAAGCGGCGACGTCACCCTGACGGGCAATATCGACATGGAAGGCACCCTGTCCGTCACCGGCGATATCACGGCCACCGGGTCGATCACCGATGCGACCGGCAACACCAACCATCATTCGCACGGATAGCATATGGACTTCGCCCTGCAAATAGACAATCGCGGCCAGGCCGCCATGACCTTCGACAAGGAGACGACGATCGTCAACAACATTTATTTGTCCCTGATGGTCAAAAAGGGATCGTTTTTCTACGATACGACGTTCGGCAGCCGGCTCCACGAGCTTGCCCGAGAGAAAAACACGCCGGGGACGGCGCGGAAGGCCGAGGATTATTGCCGCGAGGCCCTCCAGTGGCTCCTGGATACCGGCAAGGCGACCCGGATCGACGTATATACCGAGAGGGACCCGGCCCAGGACCCGCACCGGTTAAAGCTGCTTGGCGAAGCGACCCCGGCCAACGGACCGGCGGTGCCGTTCTCAACCTTTATTAACGTGGTGTGATATGGTGGCCTATACGAAAGATTTCGACACGCTTTTCAGCAATATCCTGACCGATTACCGCAACCAATTCCCCGAGGCGGATATCAGCAAGGGCAGCCTGATCTTCATCAAGTCGGCCTGCCTGGCCTCGGCCTTATGGGGCGCTTACAGGCACCAGGAATGGGTCAAGGATCAGATATTCGCCGATACGGCGGACACCGACAACATGGAACATTACGCATGGGAGCGGGGCGTCAGCCGCAAGCCCGGCGAGACGGACGAAGAGCTGCTCGCCCGCTATCTCGAGTATATCCGCAGGCCGCCCGCGGGCGGGAATCAATACGACTATATCAAGTGGGCGCTGGAGATCGACAACGTCGCCGCGGTTTATCCGTATCCTCTCGGCCAGGGACTTGGCACGGTGGACGTCGTCATCCTCGCCGATGCGGATTCGACCGGGTCGGAGGTTCCGTCATCCCATGCGCTGACGGGGACGGCGACATCCGTAAGCAGCAACAAGCTCATCGATTCCGCGGCCAATTTTCAGGGCGCACTGCCCGCGCGGATCGGCGACATCGCCGCCAATAACGACACCTCGAAAACGGCTATCGTGACGGCAATCGGCAGCGCCCATGAACTGACCCTCGACGGCGATATCTTCACGGCATCCGGGCAGGCCTATAGCCTGATATCGCTATGCGCCCAGGTCCTGGCTCACATTGAAGACGTCCGGCCGGTAACGGCTAAATGGATACGGGTGCTGCCGCCTGCTGCAATCCCTCAAGATGTGACCGTCGCCGTTTCCGGCGACGGGCTGGATACCGTGGCGATCGCCGCGCAGATATCGGCCTATATGAACAGCCTGAAACCTAAAGCCACATTCTACCGGACGCGCATCGCATCCATCGCGATCCAGGCCGGTGCCGACAATGCCGTCGTTTCCATCCCATCGGCGGACGTGACGCCGGCGGATTACGGCATGGTCCGGCCGGGGACCATCACGGTCGAGGCTGTGTGAGGAAGCATTATGAGCCATAGCGACGTGCTGAAGCAGCTTTTCCCGATCGAACTCGGCGGCGTCTTTGACGACGATGTCGCCATCGAGGGAAAATATCTCGATGAGGCGCAGGCGGCGGCGGAAACGCTGCTCCGGGAAATGCATCCCGATCAGGCATACGAGACAATAACCGATTGGGAGCGCGAATATGGCTTAACGCCCGAAGCCGATGCGCCGTTACAGAGCAGGCGCGACGCAATCGTCAAAAAGCGGCGGGAGCTGGGCGGCCTGAGCCGGGCCTATTTCATCGCACTGGCGGCATCGTTCGGCTGGGAAATCGCGATAGAGGAGCCGCAGCCGTTCATGGCCGGGGTCGGCTGTTGCGGAGACCGGATATATGCGCAGGAAGTCGTCTGGATATGGGTTGTCACCACGCAAAGCAGGCCCTACTATTCGTTCCGTGCGGGCTCGTCGTGTGCGGGGGAGCGGCTGGGCTGGAATCCGGGCAACGGCGTCCTGGAGACGCTTTTGAACGAGCTTAAACCGGCCCATACATTTGTTGTAATCAATTACGATTAAGGGGGCAAACGATGAGCAAGACGATATTCATAGACGGCAATCAGGCCACGGGTGTGCAGGGCACGCTTGTGTTAGCGGCCTTTCTCAACGCGCTGAACAATCACAGGCACACCGGGCGCGATATCGACGGCGATGGCGCGCTCGACTATGCCGTGGCCACGGGCAGCAGTAACGCCTATCAAATAGCACTGTCAGCGCCCCTCAATGCCTATATCCCCGGCATGCCCCTTATATTCAAGGCCAATCACGACAACACCGGTCCCGCGACATTGACCGTGAGCGGCCTGACGGCCCTGACGCTGAAAAAGAACGTCAACGAGGATCTCGCGGCCGGCGATATCAAAACCGGTCAGATCGTCGTCTGTGTTTACGACGGCACGAACATGCAGATTATCAGCCTGGGCGGAGGCGGAGCCGCCGAGAAATGGGGCAGGCTCATATCCGGCACCGATTTTTCGACCACGCCTCCCACGTCGTCCACGATCGTCATGACCACCGACCAGACCGCGAATATCCCCGTGGGGTCCGGCATCAAAATCAAGGCCTCCGGGACCTATTATCGGGGCATGATGACGGAGCTGACGGCCAATCTCATGACGATATCCGGTGCCCCCCTTCCCACGTCGTCCGGGGCGCTGACAGAGCTGTATTACCTGACCGAGCCGCTGATCCAGATGGATTTCCTGGTGCCCGGCTTCTACGCGGATGCCGACGATACGACGCTGCTACTGAATGATCTCCTGGCAGCGCCGGTCTGGGGAGGGAAGAAGGCGTATTGCGTCGGGATCGGCGCAAAACATAAGGTTGCCGATACCGGAGCAAGCCAGCCGACACTGAATTTACGGATCAACGGGGCGGACGTCCTGTCGACGGCCATCGCTATGTCTGCCACGCCGAATACGATGGTATGGGCCGTGGTCGCGTTCAATACAGCGAATTACGATATCCAGAACCGCGAGGCAATGGAGCTATCAGTGGTAAAGGGAACGAATGGAAACGCTCAGGACCTCTATCTGATCGCATTATATACTCCGGAGTAATCGATATGCTGCTGACACCTGCATTTAACAGAGGAAAATCTACGCATGGGATTATCATCCATCCCACCGGCGACGTCGGCGGGGCGATCAGGGACGAATCGCCCTATGCCAGGACCGTGACGGCTTATGGCGGCGGTGCGGTTATCGCCAGCGGGCCGTTCGGTCTGGCCCTCAAATGCCGCAACGCCACGAGCGACTACTATTCCATCGCGTACAGCGCAGATGCCCACAATCTGGGAGCTAACGATTTCAGCCTGCGTTTTCGGATCAATTTCTATGATGCGGCCTATAGGACGTTTTTCCTCTGCCAGTGGGGCGGTGCATCCGACTTCTTCTATGTCGGCAAGGATTCCGCGGCCAACGGCAACAAGATCGAGATCCGGGCTTTCCTCGGCGGCGCGGACAGAATGAGTTATCTTTCGGGTAATTTATCATTCAACAACAGCATCGATTACTACATCGAGACTGTCCGTTCAGGATCAAACGTTTATCTGTTTATTAACGGCGTAAGCCAGGGATTGAATACGGTCGTGCCCGTAGGCGCAACAAGCATAAGCATTTCCGGAAATTGGGAGATCAATTTGTGCCGGAACGATACGAGGTACGGCGATTATAAAATCAGTGAGATTTCACTGCTTAAAGGATTTGCATCACATACGTCGGATTACACGCCGCCAACGCGGCGTCTGTAAAGGCGGACAGTATTCCAGGGAGTTGCACCTCCCCAGACCAGGCGCTACAACGCCAGACGGGATGACCCGCTACCATCCGCACAGAGCTACCGCGCAGGCGTATAGCAGGCTTCATCCCTTAATGCAACAACTAGGGGGGGTATAAACAATGAGGAGCTTTTTGTCGTACATGGGAGGCAAGTCGCTTTTGGTTAAGAAGATCGTGCCGAGGATACCGGAGCATGACTGTTACGTGGAAGTATTCTGCGGCGCAGCCTGGCTGCTGTTCAAGAAAAACGAGGAACAATCTCATGTCGAAGTCATCAACGACATCAACCTGGATCTCGTCACCCTTTATAGGGTTATCAAACATCACCTAGAGGAATTCATCCGTTATTTCAAATGGGTGTTGGTATCCCGCGATGAGTTCGAACGCTTCCTGGCCGAGAATCCGGAATCGCTGACCGACATCCAGCGCGCCGCCCGCTTCTATTATTTATTGAAGGCTGGCTATGCCGCCAGGATAAACAATCCATCCTTCTCCATTTGCACATCGGAAAGGCCAAGATTGAACTTCGTGCGCATCGAGGAGGAGTTATCGGCGGTCCACCTCCGCCTGGCCAGGGTATATATCGACAAACTTTCTTACGAGCGGCTGATTCCAAAATTCGATAAGCCGGACACCTTTTTCTATCTCGACCCGCCTTATTACGGATGCGAGGATTATTATGGTGCCGGCATATTTTCCAGGAATGATTTCACGAAGCTGCGGGATATCCTCGCCGGCGTCCGGGGCAAGTTTATCCTGTCCATTAACGATGTGCCGGAAATAAGGAAGCTATTTAAGGATTACTATATTGAAACCGTCGAGACGAATTACATCTCCTCCGGGGCCGATAAAAGGAAGCACGTCTCGGAGCTGCTGATTATGAATTATTCGCCGGCCGGCCATTAAGCCGATCGGCATAGTATACGATCACCGCATAGATCCTGCCGGGTTTCGGCCATAAAAACAAAAAGCTGCGAATCCGACGGGATTTCTGCGCCCTGCGCCCGCCCACAAAAAGTTGTCACCGATTATCTTTTTCTGTCTCCGATTATCTTTTTATTTGTCGCAAAATATCTTTCGCCTGACAACGAGGAACTGTTGCAGTTGATGTATGAAGCGGGGTTCAATTGCGTATTTGTCGGCATAGAATCCCCGGACGAGGGCAGCCTAAGCGAATGCAACAAGTACCTGAACCAGAACAGGGACTTACTCGA